CCGCAAGGCCACCGTCTCTCCTAGAAACCTAGGAGATCTGTCCTCGTATGGACTGCGCAAGCAAACTGTATGTCGACAGACAACCGGGATGGGGTTAACAACCTCATTGGTACGGCGTCTAGCACGCTAATCTGGTAAAAACCTTCCAGAGAAGTGCCTAAGGAACTTAATCGACGGATACTTTGGCGACGAGGTCGTGGATTTTACCTAACAAGTAGGACCACTTACCAAGAACGAATTAATAAGAACTGTTGAAAGTTATTCGGTAATTCCTTAAACTGGAATTAACGGCCTTCGGGTCAAGAGTTAAGTCTCATCCCTTCGGGGTACCGAATAATCGTAAATAGGTGATAAACTTCTGACTGACGTATTTAAAACACGCACTCAGTGTCACCAGAGCCCGTTGCCGGCAGGCGCGGGGGGAGGATGTCCGAAGGGGGATAGTGGTAGCTTGCTACCCACCCTACAAGGACTATAGTCCAACCCGCGTCCAACCGGACCGGTCTAAACAACCTAGCCATTAGGCTATCTGCGGCGCGCTGTGGCACCAGCTTAATCAACTGGATAACCACGGGCAAACCGAAGTTTGTTGTCTTAGATTTATAGGGGGTCCTGTTAGACCCTTTAGAAACGCTAGGCCCGGAATCCCTTATAGGACTCCTTGGCAGAGTATATCTCTTATTGGCGCCTCTGTAATGCCCCGCTATTCGCAGGGCATAGTAGTTGCGAGGCCAAGTGATGTCAGTAGCCCCTTTCGAGGGGGGGAACGATCACAAAAGCCCCAAGATTCAACGACTATTATGTCCTCAAATCTATTTAGGGAATTTATCCCTACGTACGTGCGATGAACTTTACATGCTCCAGTTCGAGTATACCGAGCCTCGTGAGATAATATCTGCGCGAAACTGGGTTTCTGAACTAGCAGGCTGAGATGCCGGATCCGAAAAGGATCGTCCTCAAGAATGCCCTTGCCTAAATCCGTAATTGGACAAGGTCGGGAAACTATCCGTGGGACTTCTAATATTTAAAATGAAAACAACACGACAATATATGACACCGCGACAAGCGGCTGCTCTGGATAAATCTAGAGCTATCTATAGAAATCGGTTGCTCAAATTAAACCTATCTATTTTGGATAACAATGATATGTTCATCGTAAAAGGTGGACGCCCCCTTATAAACATTCTTAAGGGAATGTTTATAGTGGCGGGTGCAGGTATAACGAACGGTAGAATAAGGATGATTTGTATGTTTCTCCGAGATGCAAACGCAATACAGCGTGCTCAAGGTGTTAAAGGTCTTGTATTATTTTTGAAGACCTGTAATACCTCGATACAACAAAGTATTGGCGGCATGAAGGTAAAGGACACTGGGCAACTTGGTTCGCGAATCGCGAGAACCCGTAAAGGGTTACCAAGATCCCTCCCTTGCCAAATCCGATTGGAAATAGCTAAGGGAAGCGCTTTAACAGTCAAACTAGCTCTTACAATGTATAATTTATACAGAGTACTAGAGTTCCCGGGGAAATTGAAACTGCACACGATTTCCGAGCCTAATACGGGCCATGGAGGTTTAAATCGCATGATTTATTCTTACATCCCGTTGTTCGTGAAATTATTCGTACGGCCAAGATTTTCCTTGGACTTCTTGTACGCCCGTTTAGCCGAATTTAGTAGAGAGAGTTTATTCTCGATCTTTAAAGGAGGCCCCGGGGTACAAGGCTCGTTTGGCGAGTGGAATACCATGCCTTATATTCTCTTACGAAGTTTGAGAGCTTTAATGAATCACCATAAATTATGGGATTCTATAATCACATTATTTGATTATATGCCATCGGACAAAGTCCAATGGGCAATTAAACAATCGACACCTAGTTGGGAAATTAAGTGCCTTGGTGAGCCTCTCGTTAAACCGTTACCTTATCTAGGTAAACTTGGATTAAAGCAAGAGGCAGCCGGTAAAATAAGAGTTTTCGCAATGGTAGATGCTTGGACCCAATGGATTCTCTATCCCCTTCACAAAGTGATCTTTATGATCCTGGAAGGAATTAAAATGGATGGAACCTTTGACCAACTCGCACCGCTAGAATATCTGTTAAAATCTAAGTCTCTTTATAGCTTGGATTTAACCGCTGCAACTGATAGAATACCGTTGGCTCTGCAAAGAGAACTACTGGGACATGTCCTGAGTTTTCAATTTGCGGGTGCTTGGGCGAATTTATTAGTTGCAAGAACCTATAGACTCCACGAGACAGAAGGGACTGTGAAATCAAGACTGAAAGTAACAGATCTCAAGTATGCTGTTGGACAACCTATGGGAGCGCTGTCATCATGGGCCATGTTGGCCCTAGTGCACCACCTTATTGTGCAAATCGCGGCATGGAGAGCCGGGCAATCGAAAGATCGCCTGTATACTAACTATGCAATTTTGGGGGATGACCTTGTAATCGGTGATCACGCAGTAATGCGACAATATCTAATGATATTGGAGTCTCTGGGGGTCCAATGTGGACTCCATAAGTCTCTGATCTCTCCGAAAGGTTTAGCCTTAGAATTTGCGAAGAGAACTTTCTTCAAAGGTGTGGACGTAAGTCCAGTACCACTATTAGAATTTGAAGCCGGAAACAAAAGCCTCGGTGCTTTCAAGGAGATAGTTACGAAATATAAACTATCAACTGCAAAAGCGCTACAAGCCTATGGAGTAGGGTGGAAAGTTCGAAGTTGGTTGAATAGACCAATAGGGAAACTATCCTCTAGAATTCGACTGGTTATCCTGTCGTTAAACGTCCCCACTGACGAAGAGAGCGCTACTAAGTTCTTTGAACTTGGTGCGCCACTCAATCCACTGCACACGAACGATGTCCGTCTAATAATGGATGAGTTCGCCAGACTGGAGGTATCTAAACTGAAAACTAAGTTACTAATCCATAGTAATGAGGCTATTAAGCAAGATAACGTCACATGGGCACGAGAGACGGCTGCAGGAGTTGTCCTGAATCAAATGGGATTAAACATGTTCCCCCCATCAGAGGGGATGAACGTACCGGAGTTGCTGGACCTTATAAAATCGGGTCAAGTAGCGAAGTCGGATGTTCAATACCCATTTCGATTGTTAGCAGATGCCTTAGCAAACCTTTCTAATGGAACATGGCACGCCGCCAAATTGGAGGCTGTTGCGGATTGTTCTAGAATTATTAAGGTGCTTTGGGAACTGCCTAACCAAAGTTTCGAAGCCATGTATATGGGTTATTTAAAAGCTAACCGAGAGGTGGCCTCTTTAAATGCCCTGGCCTTTTCCAAAGTACGACCTAATCCCCCCGCTGAACGCGGGATTGTGGACAGTGTCCAGATAAGATTATGGCGACGATGGAGTAAGGTCCTTCAAGGAACGCAAAAAGTTACTTCTACCAAGTAGTTATACTTGACATATTTGTACAGCAATTGCTGAATCAAATAAGTATGTAAAAGCGCATTTGAGCGACGACTCTCTGCAAATGGATTTATCCAGGGGGCAGAGTAG